AGACTGGTTAAGGTTGCCGCTTGGTATGTGATTGAGAGAGGCATGCCGGTATGCGTGGCACTGCAAATTCTGCAAGCAGAGCTCAAGGATAAAAGAGAATTTTGGGAGTCATCAAAACAACTTATTAAACTCATACAAGATGGAGTCTGTATATAAGTACATCAGCTTTGCCACAATCATAGTGCTTCTATTCCTACTGCTAAAAACTTGCGGCGATGGGGCACAGTCCGATTATCGCCTTAAGCACACGATATATGAGGACAGCGTACTTATCGCCTCACAGAAGAAGATAATCGCACAGGGCTCATCTGATGCAGCCAAACAAGCACAGCAAATCGCAGAGCTCGAAGTGAAAGTAAAGAACGCAAGCGAGGTTGTAAAGATTGAGACCAGGACAATTATCAAAACCGAGATCCTGCTTGGCGATACTGTGATGATTGATAAGAAGCCATACATCCAACTGCCAAAGCCATTCCTTAAAACAACCGAGTGGTACACAATCGGCGGCATGATCAACCGCCTAGGGTGGTTGCAACTCGACAGCATCTCCATTCCTGCAAAGTTCACCTATGCAGTGGGCGACACCATGCGCACTGGCTTCGTGAATAGGCTGCTTAAAAAGAAGGATACGGTGGTCCGCCTGAGAGTCGACAATCCCAATGTGGCCATCACCGGCATGAGCAACATCTACATCAAGCAAGATAAAAAGTGGCATCAAACAACTGCATTCAAGGTGGGAGTTGGTGCAATCATTGGATTCGGATTGGGAGCAAGTAGAAAATAATCTGCTTGTGTGTCAGCGAGTTAGGATAATTGCGTGTAAATAGTTTTGTTAGTGCATTGTGGTATCAAATAAAGATATACATTTGTCAAACAATCAGTCAATCATTTACTCATTTTAATCATTTAATCATGAAAAATTTATCACCGATTACATCAGGAGCTTATAGTTGCGATAGTCACGCAATGCTTGACATTCTTAAAATGGCAAATTATAAGGATGCTTTAACAGTTGCAATTAATATAATGCAAACGAAAAGAGAATTAAATATCGACGAGGATACTTTTATAAATCTTAAGACTAAATACAAGTTGTATTGTTTTGACTTAGGAATTGACACTGGATATTTTAAAGGATAATATAATCGGGCGGCTAATCACCGCCCATATATTTCAATCATTCACTCATTTACTCTTTCACTCATGAACACATTTTTCAAATCACACGACAACACGCAGTTTTTTAACTACGATCATTTATCTGGAATCATGTTAACCATTGTGCAAGATGGCTGCCATCAAGGACTCTTTCAAAGATGCGACAAGAACTCTCTTGTGCTTGTTCGCCAATACTCCAAGGAGATGCAGCAAGGCCTACATGAATCGGTTCGCACTTATCATCCATCGGATGTTAACGAGTTCTTCAGAATGTATCAGAAGACACTGCACAACACTCAAGTATCTTTTAATCAATTAATAAATCAATTCTAACTATGGCACTAAAAGCCCCATCAGGGAATAACACCTCCCGAGCAATTGCACCAGAAGGCGCATTTGTTGCAAGATGTTACCAAATCGTTGACCTTGGAACAACGATGCAAACTGGTCAGTTTCCAGGCAAAAAACGCAAAGTGCAATTCATCTTTGAACTGCCTACCGAACTACACGAATTTGAACGTGGCGAAGGCGAGAAGCCGTTCTATGCTCGCAGCATCTACAACCTAAGCATGAATGAGAAGGCAGTACTTCGCCGCGACATCGAAGCTTGGGCAGGCAAGAAGATGACCAACGAGATTGCATCAGACTTCGATATCTTCACGCTGCTTGGCAGAGCTTGCCTAGTGAACATCACTCACGTTGAAAAAGGAGACAGCAAATATGCCAACATCATCGGCATGAGTCCAGTGCCAAAAGGAATGGTTTGCCCTCCTGCATTTAATACTCCGATATGCTACAACACAGAAGAGCATGATGAGGATGTATTCAATCAGCTGCCCGAGTTTATCCAAGATAAGATCAAGATGAGCGATGAGTGGATTGCGAGAGTGTCAAAGCCATTACCTCGAGTGGTAATTGGTAGTATTCTAAGTACTCCTGCTTCAGTTGAAGCAGAGACTGAAGATGACGGCTTTCCGTTCTAATAAATAACAAAGGGCGGTAATCAGCCGCCCTTCATTAAAAACAATCACTAACATATACACTATGAACGCAGTAAATATAGAGAACATATCCGAGTTCTACAAGTCACTGAACTCGACAGAGGTGCTTCGTGCTCAGAGCATGATTGAAGGTGCACCACAAGCCATTGAAGACAAGCTCAGCTACGACATGAGCGCAGAGTCAATCAAGGCAGCCAATGATGCTATCAAGCACATCGAGACCAACCGCAAGATGGTAACAAGTCCGCTTGATGTCTACAAGAAATCAGTCATGGATGTTGAGCGAGATGCCACTGCTCCGCTTAAGGCTTACATCGAGCAGCGCAAGGCGATGATGATTGACTACTCCAACGACCTTGAGCGCAAGAAGGCAGAAGCAGATGCCAAGATTGCACAGGAAGCAGCCGATGCGCTGATGTCAGCAAGCACGAGCGATGTGAGTAACATCTTCGCCACCTTCACCGATGCAACAACAACAACCACACTCGAGCTTGACCACACCAAGAACATCCGCATCACCAAAAAAGCGGAGATAGTGGGCGAGGTTGATTGGATGACACTGCTCTGGACACTTATGCAAGCAGAGATGTTTGATGTGTCCGAGTTACTCCGCAAGCTGCCAAAAGCGATGGAGATCACCAACATCGCAGAGATACGCGGCATCGAAATAGTTGAACGTAAAACACAAGCAATCCGATGATCACACTGCAAAACATGGCCGATGAGTTCAATGAGCTCACACGCTACCTCGACGAAATCATGCCGCCAAAAGAGCAGCCGCTCAAGGATAAGGTAAAAGATGCAATGATTGATGCCTACTCACATGGCTACCATGACGGCCAACAAGCGATGTACGAAAGGCAACCTAAGCCAACCGACACAGGAGGAGACAGCGGAGGGCTCGCATACTATGAGTCGCTGTAACTGGACAATGCAAGAGACCGAGTTGCTGATTGAATACTATCCGCATCGGTCCACAAAAGAGGTGGCATTTATCACTGGCAAGACAATCAACCAGTGCTACAATAAAGCCTTCGCAATGGAACTGCATAAGACTCCCGAGTACCTCGCAACAGAAGCAAGTGGCAGACTCAAGAAAGGCAACCAAGCAACGCAGTTCCACAAAGGACATCAGCCTTGGAACAAGGGCATGAAAGGCCTTGACATCGGAGGCAAGGAGTCGCAGTTCAAGAAAGGGCATCAGCCCCACAATCACAAGACTGTTGCATCAGAGCGCATCGATGAAGATGGCTACACCTACATAAAGATTGCAGAGCCTCGCAAGTGGGTACTCAAGCATCGGCACATCTACGAGGAGCACCATGGCAAGCTTGAGCCGCACATGATAGTCACATTCATCGACAAGGACATCGGCAACTTCGCCATCGAGAACCTTGAAGCAATCACCAAGGTGGAAAACATGGAGCGCAATCGAATCACCAAATATCCTCAACCAATTCAACAAGCAGTTAAAACCCTTAATAAATTATGGCACGCAATAAAATCGAAGACCTAAGAGATCACTTATTCGAAATAATCGAAATGCTCAAAGAGAACGACATGGAGCTCGACAAAGCAAAAGCAATCGCAGACATAGCCCAGGTGATTGTCAACTCCGCAAAGGTTGAGGTTGACTTCATCAAGGTAGTACATGGCAACGGTAGTGGATTTATTCCATTGGATAAAAGAGCACTGGAGCAATGATAAAAATCAAAGTATACGATCTTGAAGAAGATAAAATATATTTTGAAGGGTCAATGCCATCGTTACCAAAAAAAGGAGAATGTATTGGATTTTGGTATGAAAATGAATGGACAATTAGACCAGTTGCTCAATTAGTATATGAATTTGATGAAGATAATAACTTCCTTCTTGTCGAAATAACTATTGAACTATGAGCCGCGACATCTACAACAGCATCGAAGCCATCAACGCATCAAGCATCAAGAGGCACTACACTGGCAGCATCCAATACGCTGCCGGTGCTCTCGAGAGAGGCGCGGAGTTCCATCGCAATCTCCTTGAGACAGAGCCCAAGGACATGCCGCCCAATGCCAAGCTGATCTACGATACCATAATTAAGCATCCAATGCTACGCTTGATATTCGAGAAGTCAGCAAAGGAGATCACCTTCATCAAGAGCATCGACATCGATGGGCGCAAGGTGGCAGCAAAGGGCATCCTCGACTTACACTGCCCAATGTACTCCATCAATGCCGACATCAAGACAACTTCCTGCACCAACCTGCGAGCATTCGCCTCCGACATGACCAAGCACTACAACCACATCCAAGCTGTTTGGTATTCGTACCTCACTGGATTCGATCCTGCAAACTTCTACTACATAGGAGTGCCCAATAAGTTCAAAGGCGAACTATTTATCCACCGACATACAGCAGATGAAATACGAACTGCCGAAACGCTTATCAGAGACTACCTGGTCCACAGAGGGCTTTGAGAATTACTCCTTTACAAATGTGATGTATTACTTCCTGCATCGCGACTTCATATATCTAGAGACAAACTTCAAGCATCTGAAAATGATGTATAACCACTTCGATGATGCAACGGTATTCATAAGCCTTGCCGAAGATACCAAGTATGTCGAGCTTGTATGGAGCACACCTGGAAGATTTAAAAACAATTATAAATCATCAACACCTTATGACATCTACACCATTGAGAAGAATCCAAAAGCTCTGCAATGACAGAGCCGATTCGTACAGAGAATCAGAAGACCAGTACGCACTTGTGCTTGCAATGGCCTTCGAGCACATCGCAATCTACTGCGAGGAAGAGCTGAAAAACGAGAAGCAGATGATAATCGATATCTGCAACGAGTGCGCTCAGGAAATCAGCAGAGGAAACATCGGCCTCGGAAAGCCCGTAGGTGAGCAACTTTATAAAAAGAAATACCAATGAGCCCACAAGAGAAAGCAAAGGAATTAGTAGAGAAATATAGAGGAGTTGCTCATTCTGATTTTCACAATCAAACAGGATATGACGAAGCGCAAAGAGAGGAAAATCAAAAGCAATGCGCATTGATTGCAGTTGATGAGATACTTAATCATCATTTAACAGAACAAGGATTGTATAGAATTGATAGATATTACTGGCAAGAAGTTAAAAAACAAATTGATAAATTATGAAAAGAAAACAGACAGCAGTTGAGTGGTTAGTTGACGAACTCAGAAAGCACATTAAGGAACATGGCAGATTGGATGTAATCGCTATTTCAGAATTTAAAAAAAATGCTAAAGAAATGGAAAAGGAGCAGATAAGATATGCTTTTGGGCAAGGAAGTTTATTTGATCCAGTATTTCCAGATCAATTTCATTATAGATCAGAAGACTATTATCAATACCACTACTCGAAATGATTCTCCGACCCTACCAAGAGCGATTCATTAACAACATTGCTGTGAAGCTGCGCATCCATCGCAAGGTGGTTGCTCAGCTCGCAACAGGCGGAGGCAAGACAGTATGCTTCGCTGCGATATGTGACCGCTACTGCGCTCGAAGTACGCAGGATGTCTTGATACTCGTGCACCGCGAAGAACTGCTCACACAAGCGAGCAAAGCTATCAACCTTCCAGTGCAGAAAGTAGTTGCAGGAATGAAGTCCATCCAACATGCTCGCGTGTATGTCGCAATGGTGGAGTCGGCTCACAAGCGGCTGCACCTTTTCCAGAACATCGGAATGGTGATAGTTGACGAGTGCCACATCGGGAACTTCACCAAGGTGATTGAGCACTTCAAAGAGCCTTTCATCATCGGCTTCACTGCCACTCCACTTGCCGCCAAGAAGACCAACCCACTGCGCAACTACTTCACCGACATAGTGTGCGGCATCGACATACCAGAGCTGATTGAGCAGGGCTTCCTTTGCCCTGAGCAGACATACTCCGCGGCTCAGATTGTCGACCGAGCAAAGCTGAAGATGAAAGCAGGCGACTTCGACCAGGCGCAGATGGGATCCATGTATAAAAGCCCCAAGTACATCGACACAACAATCAATGCCTACAAGCAGCACTCCCTTGACCAAAAGACAATCATCTTTAATTGCAATGTCGAGCACTCCAAAGCAGTCAATGCCGCCTTCATTGCAGAAGGATTCAACTCTAAGCACCTAGATGCTGACTCACCAGACAGAGCCGAAGTGCTCGAGTGGTTTGCCAACACTCCCAATGCCATACTTAACAACATCGGCATTGCAACAACAGGCTTTGATCAGCCCGACATCGAGACCGTCATCGTTAACAAGGCAACAGCATCCATGCCGCTCTGGCTGCAAATGTGCGGCAGAGGTGCAAGGCCGCATCCAATCAAGCTCGCATTTAACATCATCGACCTTGGTGGCAACTGCGCAACACATGGCCTCTGGTCCTCACCTCGTGAATGGGAGCAGATATTCCACAATCCAAAAAAGCCAGGCAATGGAGTTGCTCCTGTAAAAGAATGCCCCAAGTGCGCTGCTCTCTTGCACACCTCCAAGATGATATGCGATGCGCAACATCTCGGCATGCTCTTCCCTTGCGGCTATGAGTTCCCCAAGGTGGTTGTGCTTGATGAAGGCATTCAGGAGTTTATCGAGATGGGCAATGCCATCGATATCAAGAAGCTCATTGCTATGAATATGCACCACAAAGAATACAGATCCCTATTTGTTGCAGTCGAACATGTTGCCCTGCTTGCTAAAAAGACATTAAAAGAAATTAATGAGGAGAACTATATCGAAATTGAAAAAAAGAATCACGAAATTGCCAGGCTCTGGTGCAAGCAAAAAAACAGAAGATTTAATCACTTCAACAAAAAGCTTGTAGATGAAAAACTAAAAACAATGCTAAATCAATTATACAATGCTCATCTCACACTATAAGAACATCCATGACACCCAAGACACCGACATCGAATTTGATAACTTCCTCGAAGGAGTGCGCTCAGGCAGATGGCAAGACATCGCACTCGAAGTGCGCAACGCTCCTAACAAGGAGATAAAAGAACTCAAAAAAAAGACCGCACCATTGGTCACAGTTAGCGGATCATTCGCAGCTCGCAAGGATGATGCAATCCGTAAGCACTCCAACCTAATCGCAATAGACATCGACAACCTCGATGATGCCGTTGCTACAAAGAACCGAATAGGTGCTGACCCTTATATACTTGCTGCCTTTATATCCATCAGCGGCAAGGGCCTATGCCTAATAGTTAAGATTGACGGCACTCGGCATCTTGATGCCTTCAATGCCATCGCTGCATACCTATACAACGAGTACCAACTTATCGTGGACCAGTCAGGCAAGAACGTATCTAGAGCTCGCTTTATATCCTACGATCCTGCACTTATTCAAAACCCAAACTCAGCAACATTCAAGAAGTACCTGCCAAAGAAGAAGGAGTACAAACAGCAAAAGGTAGTAGTAATAAAAACCGACTTCGACTCCATGATTGCGCAGATGGATCAGAAAGGCCTCAACCTTTGCGAGGATTACTCCGATTGGATTCGCATCTGCTATGGCCTTGTTTCCGAATTTGGAGAGCAAGGCAGAGAGCACTTCCATACCCTATCTGCCACATCATCCAAGTACAACTCCATCGACTGCGATAGCCAGTTCGATGCTTGCCTTAAGAACCACAACGAGTCCAAAGGCAAGAAGTCAAGCATCGGCTCAATATACTACCTCGCAAAGCAGAACGGCATCGACATATACACCGAGCACAGCAAGGCCATCATGCGCCATGCCACATCGCAAAGAGCCGCAGGGCTCTCAGCTGATAGCATTGTCAAGTCGCTCGAGGTGTCTGGCATAACTCCCCAAGAGTCGAAAGAGATAGTCGAGCAGATAGTAAGCAAGGATATCAAGTACAAATCGGAAAGCATAAGCACCGACATCGCAGCATTTGTCAACACCTACGATCTGCGCAGGAATATTATCACTCGAAAGATTGAACTGTCTTACAAGGCGATTGATGATAGTGACATCAACAGCATCTTCCTTGACTCCAAAGCAATATTCAAAGAGTCAAGCAAGGACCTGGTCACATCGATAATATTTTCCAATCGTGTTCAATCTTATAATCCACTACATGAGTTTTTTGAATCAGAGCTCTATGAATATAACAATGACCAATGGCCAAACATTCAGCTACTTCTTAGCAGCATAATAACTGACACTCAAGATGCCGACTTCTTTATTCTTAGATGGTTGCTTTCAGTTGTTGCATCTGCATACGGTAATAAGTCAGAGCTCGTACTTGTATTCTGCGGAGAAAAGCAGGGCACTGGAAAAACTCACTGGTTTAGATACCTGCTTCCTAAAAAGATTCGATACCTATACGCTGAATCAAAAATGGATGCAGGCAAAGACGATGAGATACTTATGTGCGGCAGATTGATAATCAATGATGATGAGTACGGTGGTAAGTCCAAGCGCGAAGAGAAGCGAATGAAGGAGCTGACATCTAAAGAATTTATCAACGTGCGAGAGCCTTATGGTCGTGTTTCAGTAGATCTAAAAAGGCTCGCAGTATTCTGCGGAACATCTAACGAGATGCAGATACTTAGCGATCCAACAGGCAACAGACGCATCATGCCCATCCACATCCTTGGCATTGACCATGACCTTTATAACCAGTGCGACAAAGAAGCTCTTTGGCGTGAACTGTTCTGCATGTTCCAAAGAGGCGCAGAGTACACAATACTTAAAGAAGATATCGAAAGGCTTAACGCAGCAACAGAGATGTATAAGCTTTCAACTCCAGAAGATGATTTGATATCCAAGAAGCTTACACCTGGATCATCAACAGGCTTAGGCGAGTGGATGACACTTACCGACATTCAACAATACTTGATGGCTGATACCAAGTTTAACTACCTTAACACTCAACGTATTGGCTCGATACTTACAGCATTAGGATTTAAAAAAGATCGCAGAACTATTAATAAATCGAAGGTTATGATGTACTATGTCACTCGAAATCCTATGTAAGTGGACACCTTTGGACAGCCTTGGACAGCTTTGTTTTTTTGAAGCTGTCCTCTCAAAACCTTTGGCACTCTAAGTGCTCAGACGATATGGACAGCTTACTACTAAAAAAACTAATAAATAACAGATACACACACACACATGCACACACACACACACACACGCACACATGTTAGTACTAAGTTGGTGTTTTTTTTGCACCAAGCTGTCCACTTCGTCTATAACCTTAGAGCCACTAAGGTTTGCGGAGAGGCATCTTGCTATTTCAAGGATGTCCATCATGTCCAAGCTGTCCACTTATGAGTGAGGTTGCAACCCAAGCGAGAGCCTTCCAAAACCTTTGGAACGCACGCCCAGACCTGCGTGGCCGCATTTTTGCCATCAACAACAACTCCATCAACGGCATCAAGGGTGCAATGAATAAAGCCATGGGAGTCATCGCAGGAGTTGCTGACATGTGCTACCTCAAGCCAGAAGGCAAGACATGTTGGATTGAGTGGAAGACCGACACCGGCAGACAGTCACCTCAACAAGTTACCTTCGAAAAGCTTTGCAGATCACTGGGCCACGAGTACCACATTGTAAGAAGTGAAGCAGAATTTTTAGAGATCATCAACTATGGAACTGACAACTGAGCAGAAGATAATCAAGACCATGAATGAGTGGTATCCGATTGAAGGCAAGATAGTCGATGGCTGCGTGACATATCATTCAACTCAGCGAACACATGAGAGCTTCAGGCAGCACTTGATGAATGCCCATCCAGAAAGCATCGTCTACTCCTACTACCTAAGCCGATGCGCTAAGTGGATTAGAACTTTAAAATTGCACAATCAAAAGTTAATTCCTATATTTGCTGCCAATGGAACAGAAGATTGAAAGACGAGGCGGCAAGAGAGCCGGTGCAGGTCCGCCATTTAAGTACGGCGAAGAGACATGCAACGTGACTCTGCGCATACCTAAGAGCAAGAAAGCAGATATCAAGCGACTTGTTTACGCATACCTTGAGCAGTACAAATCAAAACGCACAGATGACTATGGCTGCTAACAGATGGCGAAGCGGATACATGCGCATACAGGATGACACCTTCACTGGCTACTTGACACCGACAGGATCAGTGCAAGATGTTGAGGTGACATTCAAGCTTAAGGCAATGCAGAAGATCATGGAAGCATCGGAAAGCATCCAGATGGAAGTGCCCAATGAATATCTTATCGGAGTATTGCGTGACAGCGATGCAGGTTACAAGACTGCCGATGTGATAATCTACAACAAGGTTGTAAGATTGAAATTGACTGAGGACGATATCAAACGAAGCAAAACACTATCTTTGTAATCATGCCACTATTCGCAGGCGACTCGCCACAAATCATACAGATGAACATCAAGAAGCTAATTGATGAAGGCTACTCACCACAGCAAGCGGTGGCAATTGCTAACGCAGAAGCGGCTAAGTTTAAGAAGCGAAACTGATACAGCACAAATACAGCACAATGGCAGCCAAGGACATTGAGAAACATAAGTTCAAGAAAGGCCAGACGGGAAACCCTAACGGCCGCCCCAAGAAGCTGCCCGAGCTGAGCAAGCTTATGGCCGACATCTTGGGTGATGAGAAGAATGGGCTGAGCACAGCTGAGCGCATCCTTAAGGCAATTGAAGCCAAGGCATTGCGCGGAGATATCAAGGCGGCAGAGATGCTTCTTGACCGCGGCTACGGCAAGCCTAAGCAAACGACCGACACCAACATCACAAGCACTGAGCCGTTGGTGATCATTCGCACCGAGCCAAAGAGTGAATGAGCTACACGCTGACCGAGACACAGACAGTTGCATTCGACCAGGCGATTAACGGCGAGAAGCGTGTGATTGTTTTCGGAGGCGCGATTCGAGGCGGCAAGACCTACTGGCTGCTGCTTACCATCAGTCATCTCGCATTGCACTACGGCGGAAGTCGCTGGGCGATAATTCGCAAGAGCTTGCCCGACCTTAAGCGTACTACCTTCCCGAGCTTCACTGGACTGCTCAGCGATGGGCTCAATGCGCATATCAAGAGTTGGAATAGAGATACCAATGTAGTGACCTTCAACAACGGCAGTGAGCTTATCTTCATGGCGGAAAGCTTTGACGATGATAAGGACCTCAACAGGTTTCGCGGTCTCGAGATTAACGGCGCAGGGCTCGATGAGGTCAACGAGCTGCAAGAGCTTACCTTCTACAAGGTGCAGGAGCGCATCGGCAGTTGGAACAAGGCGCATGGCAAGCCGCCAATCGTTTGCCTTGCAACGTGCAACCCTGCCAACAACTGGGTGAAGTCAATCATCTACGACAGGTACCGAGATAACAGTCTACCAGAGAAGTGGAGCTACATCCCGAGTAAGATCACCGACAATCCGCACATCCCTGCCGAGTACCTGGAGAGCTTGAAGGAGTTGCCTCCGGTCCAGTATCAGCGTTTCGTGGAAGGTGATTGGGACATACTCGATGATGTTGCTAATCCATTCTTGTACGAGTGGCAGGACGAGCGGCACATCGATGACAGCGTTGTGCTCAATCGCAATATACCAATCTTCATCTCAGTCGATTTCAACATCAACCCACTTTGCGCACTGGTCATCCAACAGCTACCTCGTGGCTGCGTTGTGGTTGACGAGATTAAGATTGAGAAGGGCAGCGTTGATGCGTTCTGTGATCACATCGAGCGCATGGGCATCCCAATGGGCTTGCTGCGAATCACAGGCGATGCGATGGGCAAAGGTGGCACAGTGCAACAGCGTGACAATTCGAGTGCTTACACGCAGATAAAACGGCGGCTGCATCTCAGTGATTCGCAGATCATCATACCGGCGAATCCAACCCACTACAACAGCCGCATCGATTGCAATGCAGCACTGCGCAAGCTTGACATCCGAGCCAACTCGGTGCGCTGCAAAGGGTTTGTGTTCGATGCTAAGCAAGTGCAGTGCGATGCTAACGGCAGCATCATCAAATCGAACAGAAGAATTTTATCCGAGCGTGCCGACTTCTTGGATTGTTTTCGTTACTTTGTCAACGCAATACTTAAGAGATACCTATGAGCGTATGTTCACCATGTTATGATGCAGGCAGTTATGTGAACGCCTGCCTGACAGAATTCAGCTTTGGCATAGTTGAAGCTGAGACAGAGTTCACTGTTTGGCTGCAACACAATGCCACGCAGAAGATAATGCAGTTTACTGCAACCAGTGATGCGGAAGGCTACATCACCATCGAAGGCATTCAACTCGATCCACTTCAAGGCTATACGATATGGGTAACAATAGACGGAGTGCAGCAAGACATCACAGTCGATGGCGATATATACAAGTGCTTATCATTCTCGGCTGTTTCGGTTGGGCTAAGTCCTGTGGTTATTCCATGAGCAAGGTTAGAGCAATCATCGAAGGTTGGTGGTACATGCTACGAGGCAAGAACAACGACATCAGCAAGACACGCAGTGCCATCTGCAAGCTTTGCCAACATCGAGACACGGTGCTTAACTCATGCAATGCTTGCGGCTGCTTCCTTCCTGCTAAGACCAGAGTGGAAGATGCAGAGTGCCCATTCGGATACTGGTGACATGGCAGGCTTCATCCATGTGCAAACGAAGCTGATCCAGTTTATGGACACAGAGGATGAGCAGCTCAAGGACTTAACAGCTGAAGAGATTGGATGGACAGACCTACTTATTAACACCGATCAAATCAACTATGTGTTTGATGATAAATTGGACACGGTGATCATGATGCAGAACGGCAGCCAACTATTTGTAAAAGAATCAATACATGAAGTACATCAAAGGATTAAAAGGACTACTGCGTTCTTTCTCGGGCAGTAAGAAAACAACGCACAACCTCGTTGAGGTATTCACTCACGAGGGTCACACATACTATCGCTTCCCGAAAGAAGTCAACCTACCACTGGAACGCTTCAGCATGTCGATGAGTCTGCTCGAGCGGTTGAGCTCTGGAGTCAGCGGCGGCGAGATGGAGCTGATACTTACAGAGATGGAGAAAGCATTGGGCGCAGGGCTCAGCAATCCAAAGAACGCGGCACTGATTGGTGCATACATCCATGTGATACGTGAGCGGCAGGACACGGTGATACATCGCGACATCTTGCTTAACATCGCAGCGACTTGGATCATCAGAGACGATGAGAATCCCGACATCGTGAACAGCGACATCCACAACTTTAAGCTTGAGTTATTTGAGCAGCTGAGCAAGGGAGGTGCGAAAGATTTTTTCTCCGGCTTGGGTATCGATCCGCTGATGCCCTTGTTAAGTATGTCTCCCGAAGACTTTCAGACTTTATGGGAGTACAACCTGGTGCAGCAAAGAAATCTCAAAGAGTCCTTGTTCCGGCTGAGTTCTCACCGAGAGTCAGGGCGCAAAAAGCAGGCGACTACATGAGGGAGCAGGTGATGATATTGAGCGGCGGCAGCGTTGTTGAGTATAATGAGATGATGAGTGGTGATGTTGACTTTTATTTGCGTAAATTTGAGGCCAACATCAAAGCTCAGAAGTAATGGCAACAGCTACTATTCAAGTCGCTTATGAAGCGGAAACATCCAGTCTTAAGGCGACCGTCAACGAGATTAATCAGATTAACGATAAGGTAGTACAGGGAGCAACTGATTCCGCAAAGAAGGTCAAGACTCAGTTCGATGCGATAGGCAAATCCTTTGAGGCGGCATTCAGCAGCGGACAAGTAAAGAAGTCACTCGACAATCAGACAAAGGCCATCGATGGTTTAAACAACTCGGGCAAGAGCTTGACTGGTCAGCTAAGAGCATTGAAGGGCGAGCTTGCTCAGTTAGAGATTGCAGGGCAAGACGGCACTGAGGCATTCAACCAGTTGCTAATATCAGCGGCAAAGCTCGAGGATCAGATTGGTGATACAAGAGACCGAGTGAAGATACTTGCATCGGACACGTTTAAGTTTGATGCGGCTGTTGGTGCAACACAAGCACTGGCTTCGGGCTTTGAGACGGCAAGTGGATTGGCGGCGTTATTTGGTGCAGAAAGCGAAGACTTGCAAAAGGTTATTGCAAGAGTCACAGCGGCCACAGCTGTTGCCAATGGAGTACAGCAATTGTCATCCTTGATTAAGGAGGAGAGTGCGGTTAAGACAGCGGTGCTCACAGCGGCAACTGCGGCATACAATGTTGTTGTTGGTACATCGACAGGCTTGATGAAAGCATTTCGATTGGCACTGGCAGCGACAGGAGTGGGAGCACTTGTGTTTGGATTGATTGCACTGATTGAGAACTTCGATAAGATTAAGGATGCGCTGAGCGGCACATCGGATGCAACAAGGGCATTCGAGGCTGCGCAGAAGTCAGCCAATGCGGAGCTTGCGAAGACTAAAGGATTCTTAAGCGATGCAGCTATTGCACAGCAGGACTTGAATGATAAGCTTGCGGTGTCACAAGGTAAGCTAAGCGCACAGCAAGCGCAGATTAATAAGTTGAATAGAGATGCTGTCCAGAACAATATCAAAGATACCAAGGGCTTAATTGTCGAAAGATTGAAGCTTGATGCAGTTGTTGCCGGGCAGCAAAAGGCAGTTGAGGATTTACAAAAGAAGCAGTCAGGCTTTGCGGCCAATGAGCAGCAGTCAATCAAGCAAAGCACAGCTAATAAGTTAGCGGCGGCGCAAGCTGAGTTAAATGCCAGTACCAAAACAAGGAATGCAGTACAAGCAGACATTGAAGCAAAACGAAATGCTAACATCAATGCCGTTAAAACTGAGGTGGACATCATTAAACAAGATGAAAGAAACGATGCACAGCAAAAGGCAAATGATAAGGCAAAGGCATTGCAAGATGCTGCAAACGCAAAAGCATTAGAGGCAACAAAGAAAGCGGCAGAAGAACAGAAGAAAGCAAGGGAAGATTTAGATAAGGCTGCCAACGATGCATTTGTTGCTTCATTGGATCAGCAGAGCAAGATTCTAAATGATAACAACAACAAGATCATCGAGCTTCAGAAAACATTTACAGCGGCAAGATTTAAGGCAGGCAGTGAGGAAGAGATAAAAGCTCAAGAGCAACTTGCAAGAACCATTGCGGAGATAAGAGCACAAGAGCAAGTGCAGTTGGCAGAGATTGACAAAGCGGCAAACGAGAAGCTGTTTAAGGATAAGCTTGAACTTGCTAAGGCGGCGGAGGGCGCAACCTTGCAGCAGCAACTTGCAGCACTGGAAGAGCAGCAGAAAATCGAGCTATCATTCGCGAAAAGCTTAGGACTCAGTGAGCTCGAGATTGCAACACGCTATGCCGGATTGATTGGCAAGGTTAAGACAGACATCTCAGCGGCAACAGTGCAAACGCAGATCAATGAGCTCAAGACATTGGAGATTGAGGAGGGCAGTAGCTTGGAGCGTAGAGTGGCATTGATCAACATAGAAGCAGCGAAGCGTATACAGACGGCAAAGGACACAATCAAGGATGAGAAGCAGTTGGCAAGTGAGCTCGAGTTAATTAATGCTGAGACACAGCAAGCTATCACAGCGGAGACAAAGTCGGAGACTGATAAGCGAATTGATTTAGCTGTTCAATATGCTGATCAAGTTGTAAATGTTTTTAATGCGTTGAACGAATTAAGCAAAGTTAATTCGGAGAACAGGATTGCAGAGGTTACAGCAACAAGCGAAGCTGAACTAAATGCAATTAATGCAAGCGATGCTCTTGAGAGAGATAAGCAAAAACAAAGAGTAGCACTTGAGAAAAGAACAGCAGCAGCCATTGCAGCTGAGAAAACAAAGCAGGCAAGGCAAGACAAAGCATTGGCATTATTCCAGATTGGAATCAACACGGCAAAAGGTATTATATCAGCACTCGGTGCAACACCACCGAATCCAATCCTTGCTGCATTTATTGGAGTTACTGGAGCAATTCAAGCGGCAGCTGTTGCAGCCAAGCCATTGCCAAAGTTCGAGAAGGGCGGATTGATTGGAGGAAGATTGCACAGCCAAGGCGGTACATTAATCGAAGCCGAGCAAGGTGAGTACATGGTGAACAGACGGCAGACGGCAAAGCATCGCCGTGAGCTTGATGCGATGAATACCTCAACAGAGGCTTTCCGCAGGATGATTGACGAACGATATGTGCGCCCTGCATTGATGGGTTACTCGGCAGGCAGAAGAGGCAAGGACGGCATAACGGTGAACGCATCGCTAAACAGCAAGAGCATGGAGAAGGAGTTGAAAATAATCAACAAGACTCTGAAGCAGCGCAACATGGTTGTGAACATTAACCAACAAGATTCGAGATACTCATGGCAGTAGATATTAAGTTCCTAATCGATGGAGCTGACCGAGGGCAGCCGACCAATGCAGAGGAGTTCGGTGTTAGCGTATCACTCGACCAAACTATCAACGCACGCATCGTATCCTTCGACAATGACTTGAACTTTGTTGGAGGTGTTTATGAGTACATCTTCCAGAATTTAGTTGATACAGGTGGCTGTTCGCTAATTGATGTTGAGGTGCAATATCAATGTGCTGGCATCTGGAAGCGATTGGCAAATGGTTACATCATTGTAAGTGAGTGTAGCTTTGAATTGGATAAGTGCCAGGTGAAGACAAAGATTTACGATGATAGCTTCAGCACCAAGATAAACAACAACAAGAGCATTCCCTTTTACTCCAACTCTGACATCACCAAGAACTTGCAGACGGCAGTGCCGCCAACTGTTTACGATGTTTCGTTTTTCAATCCTGCCACTGGAGACTTCGATGTTGTTAACCTTGTAGGTTGCATCAAGATCTACGATGCTCTCAAGTTCCTTGTGAGCTGCATGAGCGATAACTTCGTGGACTTTGAAAGCGATTACTTTGCAAATCAAATAGACATAGATGGCTATGGCAAAACGCTGATGATGACAAACGGCTTGGCGATAAGAACGCCAAACCAATCACCAACACAGATGACCTTTGATAAGTTATACGAGGCATTGAACAAGAAGATAAGATTGGGGATGGTAATTGAGAGGCAAGCAAATGGAAGGCCTTTGCTTCGCATTGAAAATTACGACTACTTCCAACAGCTTGGCGAAAGTTGCAACCTATACGATCAGCCAAAAATAAAGATGGCATTTGATAAGTCTCAGCTTTATGCGGCTGTAAATTTTGGATCTGAGCCATTCTTATATCCATCCGAGTGCGATGGCGGAAACGGAGGATGCACATTCCCGCAGATTGCCTTTCGAGGTTTTAGAGATGAGACCTTTGGTATCCTCGGAGAGTGCAATACAGGCAACGTGATGAACTTAAAAAGCGGAGATGTTGTATTTGACACCAATGTGATTGATGATATCTTCAGGTTTAACAATGACCAGTACGACTTAGGAATGGTGCTAGTGGATTGCAATTTCTTTGGGCCAAGCAATATGATATTTGCCGATGACCAAGATCCACTTGGATATGGTGGGCATGTTTACAATGCTGACTATATTAACGAGCAAGTGTCACAGAACTGGCTAGGCGGTTTTCCTAACAGCTTGTTTCAATATCTATCTGTCGGCTTCAATCCATTCGACACGATTGTAATTGCTAACTCGAATTATGCTTTAGGTTCAGAACCATTTTGGCTTATTGATGCAGGAAGCAACTTAGATTACAGCACGTACAATGGAACATATATTCCATTCGGCAATCAGTTCTATGACCCTAATAACTTATTTGATGGCCAAAGTTATACAGTGCCATATACTGGACTTTATAATGTTAAAGGAAGTATAGCACTTCAGATGACTTTGCTTGGAGCATATCCTAACAGATTAAGAAGTTTTCAAGTAATGGTGCGCAGATTTGATTCATCAGCTGCATTGCTTCAAACTACATTAGGAGCAATCTCTCAAAGTGTCAGAGGTGGACTTGATATGTATTGCGACTTCGATGTTAATGTTGCTTGCAATGTTACTGACTTAATACGCATTGATATCTTTGGAAACTTTGCGGCAGGCGGTACTATTTCTCCAGTTGGCCAAGGAATCTTAAACACTGCAACTTACAACGGCCAAACAAGAGCAACCAATGTCTACATTCAAGGAACTCCATTTGAACCAACAGCATTGGTGGATGTTGACCCTAACTCAGTGCGCCGCTTAGATTACTCCTTCGACCGACCACTTCGCATGGAGGAGATTGAGGCGATACTGGATAACACATCACGACCGATTAAGTTCGGGCAGTTCGATGATCCGCTGCGAGTGATTGAGGGATACATCAACAAGGTAGACATAAAGAGCATCATCAAGCAGGATGCTTCCATACAACTTAAATCAAACAAGATACTTCGATGAGCTTTACTTCCATACCGAATCAGCCTATTATCTTCACAAGCAACACTGTTGTTGACTGCCCAGATTGCGGCGGTGATTACAAGCAGCTTATCGATTTCAATGATCAGATCTTCTTCCAGGTGGAGTCGACACCTTGCGACTTGTCGGTGCTGTTTAAGTACGATACAATCGAAAGTGGTTGGGGCGTTCCTGTCGATGGGCAAGTGTGCTCAACTACATTAGATGTTGGAGGGCTTTACTGCCAACTGCTAAGAACCAACTTCATCTATCAGCTATACCAGGTGACGTTCACGATCTTGACATTGGATGAAGGAAGCTTGACGGTTGGGCTTAATGGCTCAAGCAGTTATGTGCTTACATTGCCTGGCACTTATACGCTGTACTTCGCCAATCCAACGATGACCAATGACAGCGTGACATTGTGCTTTGGGAGTGATAGCTTCAAGGGCTGCCTAAGCACAAGCGGCATCAATGTGTACGGCCTTGCATCAGCGAATCAGATGAAGGTTGCAATCGTGGATGCTGAGACATTGGAGACTGTTGATATCCTTGCGCCGCTTTACACGGTGAAGGACAATAAAATCACAACGGCATTCGACTTGACAGATGTTTCACTTGGGGCAGGCTGCTATCGATTAGCCATGACCGACTTCTGCACCAACACCTGTGGGCAGAACTATGTTTACAATGGGGTGTTTAGAGATGCGGCAGGAGTGGCAGGATGGACGGCTACTGCGTTAGTGACATTGAGCGAAGGACAGGCGGAGTTTAATCTACCATTAGCAAGCGATTCAGCAAGCATCACTCAGAACATAAGCAACGATCTTTGCGATGGCTTGCAGTACTATGTGAGCGTGTTCATTGCGAGCCGCACTAATGTGCGCATCTATGCAGTCATTGGCGGAAACCAAGAGCAGTTCTTTGGCACTGGATACCAGACTGTGCTTATCACTGCCGATGGCAACAACCCACTTGAGATATTGGTGCAAGAGTTTGGCGGAGCTCCTGCCGCTGCCATCATCAACCTTGTGGAGATAAGCATCGAGAATGATTCCATTCAGTGGGATCTGTACTCCGATGTGCTTGCCATTGGCGATTACAATGATGAGTGCAAGTACTTTAAGATTGAAGGCTGCAACGCAGAGGACCAGTTCAACCTTGCCTTTGGCGGCAGTAGCTTCTTGCCTGCCATCCGATTGGAAGGCCGCAAGTTCAGAGCGCAGTATCAAACAGAGGTTAACAACTTCCGCTTCGCTTCCGGCAGATATCAAACCACCTACGTTGACCGCGAGAAGAAGTGGACATTTGCTTTCGGCAGATTGCCTGAGTATGTGCTCGACTTCTTAAGCACCATCTTCTACTACGACAATTGCTATGTGAACGGCGACTTGTACTATGCCATCGATGGCGAGTTTCCAGACATCGAATACAACGATGCAGACGAACTTGGAGCATTGAACATCGACCTGGCACTTAAGTCATCTAAGGTGCGCAAGACCATTTGCAGCAACACTGATGCTGACTGCTTGCCGAGTATCTTAGACAATGCCGATGAGCCATTCTTGTTGGCGCAGGATGAGCAAAGATTGACAACTGAAAATTCTGTTAACTTATATCAAGAATTTATTTTGTAACTTTGTCAAACATAGAGACCAAGTAGGTGTATTGCCGCGACCTATCCAACAGCGAAACAACAATACAAACTCTTTTTACAAATGGCCTGTGTATCCTATTGCGACACATCCTTGCTAGAGCACGACTTGGTGCTTTGCAACGAATATAAACTCGGCGGAGTTTCCGCTATCATTGTCGGTGCTTGTGGCACTGAGCTTGTTGATCCTTCAGATGCTGTTGAGGTTGATGCGTTGCTTGCATCTGGCGAAGCCAGAATGATCAGCGACATCCGCTTTGCACTTCCTGCTGGTTCACCTATCACTGTTGATTCACCAATCGGTTGTGGTACATCAATCCGTATCAACGAAGATCGCACAGCGACTTTGTACGATGCTAACGTGACTGATGGCAACAGCGTATTCTGGAACGATGTTAACAATCGCCGTATCTCTTGGATACTTGCGTACATGTGCGACAGCGGAAAGGTACTTTATGTTACTGCTCCAGTTGGTATCACGACATCTGCAAACTTCATCTTGCCTGAGCAGAACAACGAGCTTCAGCGTTATGAGGTAACATTCTCTTGGAGAAACAAAAACATTCCTGCGCAATACGATGCGCCTCCAGGTGTATTCTAATGAACGAGCAATCGACATCTACTACCACTCAGAGCATCACTCCTTCAACAGGGGTGGTGCTTCTTGCATTCGGCAAGCCGCAATATTATTGGGCTGCTTACAACCTTGCATTTAGCATCAGAAAGCACAGCCCGAATGTCAAGATCACAGTGCTGTTTGATGATCCGATTAAGGCATTGTCGCACTGCCATGACTTGATGCAATACATCAACCACATTGGGCACATTGCACTTGAGGACATCTACACCAACAAGAAGCTTGATCCCGGCAAGGTGAAAGTGAATTTATATAAATACTTGCCATACGACCGCAACCTCTACCTTGATGTAGATGCGATTGCAGTCAAAGACATTCAGCCGATGATTGACGAATTAACTCAGTCGGGCAAAGATTACATAAGCCATTGCGTTGGGTATCACACCATAGACAAAGGGCGAGACTTCAAGGAGATGCAGTGGGCGTGGGCGGATAAGATGTGGGCGCATTTCAACTTGCTTGAGTCCTACGTGATGCCTGCCATCAACAGCTCCATGCAGTGGATAGTGAAAGGCTCACAGGCAGAAGCGATTTATCGCACTGCCAAAGACTTGTACTTCAACAATCCGATCCCCATCAAAGACCTCCGCATGAAGTGGGGCGGTGGGCAGCCAGATGAGTTGTACATGAATGTCGCACTTGCGATTCATGGCATTGATCCTGCGCTTAAGGCTTACACTAAAAACGATAGCAGCGAAGGTGGTATGATTCACTTCGCGATGCAGAGAGGCTTGAGCTTCCAAGATATTACTGAGAACTACTACTTGCAAAGCTACTACGGCGGCGCAGGATTCACTCCAAGATTTTACATCGACTGGCTTGACAGGATGCTTGCAGCAGACTTCAAGGCAATTGGCAAAAGACATATCTACCTAATAAGCAGAATAGCACAAAACAAATATGCAGATGGCAAACGATAAACCAAAGAGAGGCAGACCAAAGAAAGCAATTGTGACCACTGAGACTTTCACAGAGGTTGCTCGTCACGACTGGAACTCAGAGGATGAGTGCGGCGAATTTATGGCAAGTATCATCAAGATGAGCAAGTACAAGACTGTGCTTGAGATTGGAGTGTTTGAAGGTGAGACAACGCAGCATCTTATCAAGGCATTGCCAAAGGGTGGGCAGTATGTTGGCATCGACATCAATGATTATAGAACAGATGCAACAAAGCTATACATGGCAGAGGGTGGTAAGTCGATTGACTTCATCCTGGGCAACTCACTTGAGGAGTTGAATAACTTGCCTAAGAACCATTTCGACCTTATCTTTGTTGACGGCGATCACAGCTTCGAGCATGTGCTTCCAGAGTTTAAGCTTGTTGAGAAGTTGGTTGCAAGAGGCGGCGTGATTGTTTACCATGACACGATCCACTTGGATGGACCAAGAAAGCTAGTCGAATACGCAAAGCATTTTAATTATAACAATGTCACGCTTAACACAACCGAAGGGCGTGGCATCTCAATCCTACACCGATGAAACCAAACTACTGCCGATCAAAATCTTGTGGATCTAACATAATGGAAAGACCAAATGGCACTAAGCTCTGAGGACATTCAAAAGATAGTTAACCGATTCGCGGCTAAGCGGAAGGGTTGGGAGCAGATGACACAATCGACTCCGCTCAATCCTATCACTAAGCAGCGAGCATCAACTCAGTATCCAGAATATTGGAGCGGGTACAATTATGCCGCTAAGATGTATGACAGCATCTTGCCGCATAGCCGCTCCGATGTTTATCCTGAGCATTTGCTTTCGGTGCGTGCTCCCAATCAAACGGATGCGCAGGCTTTGTATATTAAAGCAAACTACAAGGCAACAACCTTGAGCGTGTTTGAGGACTTTAGATCTACCATTAGCAGAGCATTCGCCGATCAGAACTGGAGCATCCGATACAACGAGGAACTTGATGAGCGTTTTGGTGATGAGACCTTTCAGCGATTCGTCAACAACGAGATTGAAAAGTTCGGCAGCTTGGAGATGTTTATCAAGAACATGCTTCCAACCTTGAAGCTTGTTGATGCCAATGGTATCATTGCGATTTATCCAGATGACATCGAGTACTTGGATGATGATGAGTTCAATGAGCCAGTGATTGGCAACGAGCTGCTTCGCCCAATGCCAACATACTACAACTGCAAGAACATTGTCGGGCAGAAGTTCGGTGAGTACTACTTGGTGATCAGCGATGACCACAGCTACGTAAAGAACGGCAGTAAGATGGAGGAGACAGGTATCGTGCTATACTTGTACGACCAGAACGCCATCTATAAGATTGAGCAGACAGGCAAGAAGAGCGACATGACATTCAGCGAGCCTGTGCTTTACTTTCAGCACAACCTTGGCTATGTGCCATGTATCAAGCTGATGGGAGCACCTCAACTTATCAATGATGAGATTGCATTCCAATCGCCATTTATTACGGCAGTACCATTGCTTGACCAGGTTGTTCTCGATGAGTCCTACTTGCAGATGAGCAAGGCAACAAGCGCATTCCCTTTCATGGTGGCACTTGGTGAGATATGCGAGTTCATTGATCGCGAAGGAAACAAATGTAATGATGGGCAGATATTCGATGCAGTCAACGGCGGCTATCGCACATGCGGCAGCTGCTCAGGCAGCGGAGTAAAGAGCCGATTCAGTCCTACCGGTATGCTACTGATTAAGCCAAAGACATCGCTAAGCGAAGGTGACAGCGGACTCAGTGGCGAGTACTTGAAATTTGTAAGTCCTCCAATGGACACGCTTACATTCCTGCGCGCAGAGATTGAGCAGCAGATGGCTAAATCAAGACGTATCCTGCACTTGCCTTCAAGCGATGAAAGTGGAACTATCGGAGAGTCATCGACTGCAACAGGAAGCTTAAACAAGCTTCGAAGCCTTTATGCTTTCATTAAGCCTATCAGCGATCAGCTATTCACGATATACGAATTCTGCTTGGTGACAATGGGCAAGATGCGCTACGGTGATTTGTTTGGCGGAGTGAACCTTGTGTACCCTACCTCATTCGACATCAGCACACCAAGCGACTACCTTGCTGTGATCAGCGAAGGAGTGAAAGCAGGAGTGCCGCCATCGATTACGTTCTCCAATGTTTACAATTACATCAGAGCAATCCACTACACCGATGAAGAGACCAGTGCAGTTTACGACCTTATCATCAATGCAGATGAGTTGCTACTTATGAGCAATGCCGATATCCTTGCAAGACTTGCAAGCGGCACTGTTGAGAAGTGGCAAGATGTGCTGCATAACTCTGGACCGCAACTAATCATGGAGCTCATCAGAGACTTCATCCCGACAGAGGGCGCAGAAAGATTTCTTGACCTACCGATGTCTGAGCAGATTGCAGCACTTAGAGCAAAGGCAGCTGAGAAGATTGCAGTGACACTTGACCCAATTGCACAGGCGCAGCAAACTCTACTTAATGGCATCGTTTGAGGAACTCGTTAAGAATAAGATTAAACTCCTTGAGAATGTTCCCGAGGAACTTGCAACAGCGGCAGAGCGAGCGCAGCGAGATGCTTGGCGCAAGCTCGGTCCTTTGCTTGCCGAGATGGATGTCGATGCCGATGGGAACATTGCGCAAACAGAAGACAACATACGAAGGATTGGACTGATCACCGAGGAGCTCAACAAGGTGCTTGCAGGCGGCGAGTACCGAGATGCTGTGCAATCCTTTCTTGCTTCCATCGATGAAAGCGTGCAGCTTACTGACGAGATTGCAAAGAAGATTGATGCTTCATTTCAACCAGACAAAGTACAGAAGCAGCTTCTTAACATCTCCAAGCAGAATGCAATCAATGCCTTCTTTGGCTCAGGACTTCGCGAAAGAGTTACGCAGCCATTCCTTGAGCAGCTGACTGCAAATGTCGCGGCTCGTGCTCCACTGCGCGAAGCGGTCAAAGCATTGCAAGGAGTGATTGAGGGAACAGACGCGAACGATGGAAGGCTACTTGCTAACGTGCGCAATGTTGCCGGAACGGCGCAAGCCATTGCCGACAGAAGCTATGCAGCGGCTGTCAATTTAGAATTAGGAGTTGAATACTATCAATATCTTGGGGGGGAGATTGCAACAACAAGACCATTCTGCGCACATCGCGAAGGGCAGATATTTCATAGAGGCGAGATTGAAGCATGGGGTGATGGCAAGAATAGCGCAGGCATCAACGACATTCGCAATGGAACATGGGATGGGCGCATCGAGGGCACTGACTCAAAAAGCATTTTCACATTCCTTGGAGGATGGGGACCATGCCGCCACTTCCTTGTTCCAGTGATTAAGCAGCGAGTTCCTGCAAGTGTTATTGCAAGAGCGAAGGCAGAAGGTTTTACATAATCAAAAAGTTTTATATCTTTGCTTCATGACTTACTACATCATGAGCGATGGCACAATCAAGCGTGCCTCTGATGTACTCGCAGCTGAATTGATCAAGCGAGGTGCAAGAGAATTGAAACTACAACCAATAACAATAGACTATGGCAATCAAACAGGAGGAAGCACTGGAGCTCTTGAAGTTCCTAAACCTCGAAGAAGCAGCGGATCTCGAAGCCGCAAAAGAAAAGTTCCAGGAAAACTGGATTAAGCAGGAAGAAGTAAGCGGCAAGATTGGCAAGCTTACAGGTACAATCGCCAATGCAACACGCAAAGCATTTGAGCCGTTTGGCATAGTGCTCACCGATGAAGACTTTAAAGGGCAGAAGGTTGAGGAAGTAATTCGCAGCGCATCAGAGAAAGCAAAGAGCTCATTCGAAACGCAGCGCGAAGAGTGGGAGAAGCGCGCATCTGGCAACGGCTCAGAGGCACTCCTGCAAGAGTGGGAGAAAAAGTACAAGTCTCTTGAGCGCAAGAGCAATGAGCTTGACTCAGCTCGCCAAGATGTGATGCAACAGTTTGAATCTTACAAGGTGCAAGTGGCAACAGACATCAAGACTAGCAAGATTAACAGCTCATTCGAGAAAGAGCTCAGCGCATTAAAGCTTGATCCAAGTGTTAACGAGTACACCATTCGCGGCTTTAAGTCGGCCGTTACAGATAAGTATGCAATCGACCTTGAGGAAGATGGTGCATTTGTGGTTAAAGACAAAGCAACCGGCGAGCGGCTTAAGAGCAAGGAGAAAGCAGGATCATTCTTGACAATGTCCGATGTGCTAATCAAGGAAGCAACAGAGGCAGGCATCATCCAAAAGAATCCACATGCAGGGGCAAAGATTCCAATGCGCAGTCCATTGATTCCGCAAATGGAAACAGCAGGAGAGAAAAAATTAAAAGGAATCAATCCTCGATTCTACACAAAATAATCTATCTTTGTAAAGGGTATTAATGTTTTTTAGTTTTGAGCCGCACTTGTTAGGTAGTGCGGCTTTTTTTTTTATACCTTTGTGATTCTCTATGGTAGTCGGCAGGACTTTCAGCTGCAAAAAAGTAGGCATCAACGCAACAGCCTTCAGAATACGTTGCTCAAAATTCTACAATAAAAAACGACTATCATGTCTATTTCAAGAATACTTTCAGAATGCCCTAACGTGCAAATGTCACTGGGCGAATTATTTTTAGAGGTTGGTCAACGCGAACAACTTCCATTCCTTGAATTCCTTTTGTCTCCTGAGAACGCGAAGTTAATCCGCACAGAGGTTGCACCTGGTCAAGGTAAATTGAAAACCGTTCAAGCTCGTTGGATTCAGCGTTTGCCTGAGACGGAAGTTGAGGAAGGTGCTGACATCCTTACTTGTACTTCTGCTAACACTTACGGCGATTCAACTACAACTTACACAGTTGAAACAACTGACACGTACACTGCTTCTCAATTAATCAGTGCAGCGGACATCGCTCGCCATTGCCAAGAGAACAGCCGCTATGTGCTTGAGTCAATCATGCGCTTAATGGATGTGCTTGATCGCAAGGTGGCATCTGCCGCAGCTGTTCAAGCTGTTGCTGCAATCGGTGCTTGGGGAACTGAAGTAGAAGGATTCTACACAGTTACTGGTGACTGCTTAGAGGTTGCAACGATGATCACATCTAACGAGCCTAACGCATTTGCAATCGCTGACATTCAGCAAGCAACACGCATGGCTAACTATCCAAGTGCGCCAATTGCATTCGGTGGAGCTTCAATGCAGCGTTATGCAAACGCGATGGCAGCAGGTTGCTGCACTCAGTACGGCATTGACTTACTTGCAATCACTCAGCAGAACGGTTTCGGCTTTGCTTATGATTCACGTTTGGCAGCTGCTCAAGGTGACCAAACATCTGCATTGATTACAACAGCAGGAGCGATCCAGTGGTTGTCTTTCAACTTAGCAGATTGGAACACTGGCATCACTCCAACAGCAGGAAGCAACTACTCTAAGACGTTGGTGTTCACACCGGCAGGAGTTCCAGTTGACTTGACTATGAAGGATGACTGCGGTAACTTATCAATTGTATTAACTACAACTGGGATCATCGCAACATTGCCAACTGATATCTACGAGGCATCAGACAAATATGCAGGTGTTAACTATGTTAACTGCGTGTCTATCGTAAACCCAGCACCTTAATCTTTTAAGTGCAACAATGAAAACGGGGAGAGGTGCAAGCCTCTCCTTTTTTATTTATCTTTGTAAAAAAATCAACAGCCAATGTGCTACGAATCTCTTCTCGGTCTTCAGGGGTGCGACAGACCAGAGCCAACAACTGGGCTTTACATCGATGATCTCGGCATTAATCAGACTTTACTCGGGCAGCTAATTACTGACCAATACAACAGCGGAGTTGAATTGTTTGAAGCAAAGCGAGCATTCGCTTGGCGAAAGATGTCAACAGATATCTTATCAAGGCTAACACCGATGATGAAAGCCGACACCGTTGTTGAGTCAAAGCGCATCGGTCAAGTGGTGAGCAATGCAAGCAATGTGGACTTAGCAGTAGGTGCAGCAAAGTACACAGGCATCAGAGTCACAATCGACCCGAACACCGAAAGCTTTCTGAACTTCTATCTGTCTAATTTTAAGATTGACATCTATACAATGAATACTCCTGTCGAGATTTTTGTCTACGACATGAGCACCTTGAAGCTGATTGATTCCTTCTTCTACCAATCGGAAGCGGTTGAGCAGTTTATCGGCAAGACCTTCAAGGCCAATCGCAGAAAGTTAGATCTGGCATTTGTCTATGAATCTCTATACGACACCACTAAGATGGTTCCTAAGAAGGGGCACTGCTTCGATTGCTCAGGCAATGTAAGAGGTGCGCACATCTGCCCATTCGTGGATGCTGTCGGTATTGAGTTGACGGTTAGCGGCGATGATGTGATTAGTTCCAAGTCAAAGAAGTACACGCAAGGGATGAGCTTAGTTTATAATGTCAACTGCGATCGTGAAGCTTGGCTGTGCTCGATTGGAGGATTGATGGCGATGCCGCTTGCTTATGCAACGGCGGTCGAGATATATAACTACGGGTTGAGCGTGTCACCAAATCAGCGTGTCAATACAACTGTCAGCATCAACATAGGAAGCAAGCCATTTGCAACTGCCGATGCCAACGATGGAATGATTGCAGGGCGCGATATAGCAGCAACGAGATACAGCGAAGAGCTCACGGCGATGTTGCAGAACATGCGACTGCCAAGCGACAATACGTGCTTTGATTGCAGAAGAAATATGAAGTACGTCACAGCACTTCCATAATGGCTACACCAAAGGAGATAAGCGAAAGAATTGACGGGCTGTTCTCCGAATGGAGTTCTGGCTTTACTCCTTTGTATTTTGCAGTGCTTGATATGCGCCGTGAAATGTATATTCGAATCTTTGGCACTGGAAAAAATGGAGGTAAAAATCAAGCAGGCGATTCACTTCCAACTGTTCCATATTCTCCTGCATACGCAAAGTTAAAAGCAAAGAATGGCCGACCACCTTTGGAGCTCACAGGATTTTTAAAGAGGTCATTTGCAACAGACCAAACAACAGTTATTTTGGAAGGATTTGACACAGCCATTTACACTGTTGCAGATGAAGCAGGAAAGGTGGCAGGACTTGAGAAACTTTACGGCACAATATTTAAACCAACAAAAGAGGAGCAAGATAGAATGTTGCAACTCCATGCAGACTTACTTGTTGAGCAAATATCAAATCAGATAAGCAAACCATGAATTTACTTAAGACCATCATCGAGCGGCTCAACCAACGTGTTGAGGTAGCCAATATCTTTGACAAGCAGTTTGGACTTTGCGAGCTTAATGCAAACGGCAACGAGAAGGCTTGGGTGCACTACATCGGCAATGGTCAAGCGGAGGTAGTTACTAACTTCGATGCAAAGCAAGGCACATTGTTCTGGGCAAAGAGAGGCAAGGTGACTGTTGCAAAGACGGATGCTTACAAGATGAGTGGCTGCAAGCAGTTGTACGTCACCTCTTTTCCGCTGACTGCTTATGCTGTGGTTCGCAAGAGCCATCTGCCATGCGATGGAGATGATGCTCAGGACTGGCTTGCTTCAAGAATCTACAAGCTGACTAGTGGCACTGATCCACAATTCAAGCAGAACCTTGGAGTGATTAATTACGAAGTAATTCCTAGCGGTTACATTAACGAGATTAAAACATTAACAGCCAACTACGAGTTTGCTTGTGTTACTGTGGACTTCGACATCCAAGTGATCACAACCACAGAAGATGGCTGCTATGACATCTGTGCAACGGGTGACATTCCGCTTCCTGACTTTCAACCTTGCACACCATGCTTGACGGAGGTTGCTGTTGATGGGGTGACTATCACCGGCAACGGAACAGAAGCAGATCCATTGGTGGCAATAGGTGGTGGTGGCGGAACTCCGCTAATCACCAAAGAGGAAGGCACTAACGTAAGCACAAACACAACAACTTTAAACTTCACAGGCGCAGGAGTTACAGCATCACTCACATCACCTGGAGTGGTCGAGGTAAATGTGCCAGGCGGAAGTGGTACGACACCCGACTTGCAGGAAGTTACCGACGAAGGCAACAGCACAACCAATGACATTGCATTCACTGGAAGCGCAGGGCTATCCTTTGACAACGGCGCATTCTTTCGCAAAGGAACTACCGATGCAGGCAATGGCGGAGCGAAGGGCACAGCGCAAATATGCTCAATAAGTTATGAGCTTAAATGGGAAGCAGGTCGATTGTACTACATGCAGCAAGACGGCTTCACCATTCGCGATGTGACTCACAACTTTACATCAGTACCTCAAGTAACTGATGACAGCTCCAAGGGATTTGTAGTTGGTTCACGTTGGAGCTTGGATGATGGAACTGTTTACCTATGCTCTGATGATACAATCGGTGCAGCTGTTTGGGCAGTTGTAACAGTTGGTGGAGTTACATCGGTAAGCGGTACTGCACCAATCGCATCAAGCGGAGGAGCAACTCCAGATATCAGCATCACTCAAGCTGATGGCAGCACTGACGGATATCTAACCTCAACAGATTGGAACACCTTCGATGGCAAGTTTGATGTGCCGACAGGAACAAATGCGGACTACCTTGATGGCACTGGAACACCGACTCCATTCCCTACATTGCCAACGGGCACTGTTACATCGGTAGACCTTACGATGCCTGCTGCATTTTCTGTCACTGGCAACCCAGTAACCACAAGCGGAACATTAGCGGTGGCAGCGGCAGGGCTTTCAACGCAATACATCAGAGGTGATGGTCAACTTGCAAACTTTCCGACATCAAGCGGAGGAGGTTCAAGTGTTAGCTACTACCTCAACGGATCTGTTGCTCAAGGTACACTTGGAGGTGTGGCATTTAAGCAGATGAGCGGCACTCCAGTAATTGGAGCAGGAACAGACTTCACTATCAATGCCGATGGTTACATTCAGTCTTTCATTACCGATGCGAGTGTACCTAATCAGTTGGCTATTCCCGCAGGAAATTGGAACTTCGAAATGTACTTTAGTGCAAATAGCAACGGAGGTACACCAAGATTCTACATTGAGCTTTACAAGCTTAGCGCAGGAACATTGACACTGCTTGCATCAAGCTCTGCAAATCCTGAGTTCATCACCAATGGCACTCAGATTGACCTATACACAACGGCGGTTGCAGTACCAAGCACAGTACTTCTTGCAGCTGATAGGCTTGCAGTAAGAGTGTACGTGATACATAGCAGCAAGACAATCACACTGCACACAGAAGACAATCACCTTTGCCAAGTCATTACGACTTTCTCCACTGGCATCAATGCGCTTAACGGCTTAACGGCTCAAGTGCAAAACTTAGCAGTTGGAACATCGGGCACTGACTTTGGAATATCATCTGCAACAGATACTCACACCTTTAACCTACCAACGGCAAGTGCTGCCAATAGAGGTGCGCTAAGCACAGCTGATTGGACAACATTCAACGGCAAGCAAGATGCTTTGTCGAGTGGTGTAAACATCAAGACAATCAACTCCACTTCGATACTTGGAAGCGGCAATCTTGCAACTCCGTTCGAGTTAGTTGTTGCAGCATCCGATGAGACCACTGCGCTGACAGCAGGAACGGCAAAGATTACTTTTAGAATGCCAAGAGCGGTGACACTAACAGCGGTAAGAGCATCACTTACAACGGCTCAAGCAAGTGGCAGCATCTTCACTGTTGACATAAACGAAGGCGGTGCAAGCATTCTAAGCACTAAGCTGACAATCGACAATACTGAAACAACAAGCACAACGGCTGCCACTCCTCCAGTGATAAGTGACACGGCACTTGCCGATGATGCCCAGATTACAATCGACATAGACCAGATTGGTGATGGTACTGCAAAAGGATTGAAGGTTATGTTAATCGGAAACTACGCATGAGTTTTTTAGTCAACCCATATTCTTATGGATGTGACCCTGATGCGGTGGCATTCCTAAGTGCGTCAGGAATTACTGATGCCACAATTACATCTGCCATTTGCACATTGGTTACATCGATGAAAAACAATGGTACTTGGGCAAAGATGAATGCGATTTATCCGATGGTAGGCGGAAGCGCATCGAGCCATCGCTGGAATTTGAAAGACCCGAGACCATTAACTGCAGCATTTTACTTGACATTTAGTGGTGGTTGGACTCACTCGGCAAATGGGATTTTAGGTAACGCATTAAATACATTTGCTAATACATTCTATAACACAAATCCAATTGCATCAGGGCATTTATCAATTTATTCAAGAAGCAATTTAGCTACTGCACAATCAGTAGACTTAGGTGCTGGAAATACCGCAGCAGATAGATATTATATCAGTGCTGGTTTAACGAGTACAAATTCACCAACTGCTGGATTTGGAAATCCTGCTGTTGCATCAACTGGCTCGGCATTAGGATTTTTTACTGGAACGATTATAAGCAACACATCAAGATTGTTTAAAAATGGAATTCAATTAAATACATCTGCTGTTGTTATAAGCCCTAACATTTCTACACTTAACATTGGAAGAATGGGAGGAGCAAATATCTTATACACTAATAGACAATTAGCTTTTGCAACTATCGGAATCGGATTGAATCCTACTGAAGTAGCATCATTGTACACCTCAGTACAAGCATTCCAAACAACCTTATCCCGCCAAGTGTAATGAAAGTTTACCTACTCACATACGAAGAGGCTCAGAGCCTTATTGGCATACAGTTCATGCCCGACAATTACTTTAACCCAATCATGGATGCTGACGGCAATCATATAATCAGCATCGAAGAAGTTGAGCAGTGCTCAATTGATTGGGTGAAAGCCTTACCTTTGATAACTTACAAACCTATAATATTCGAATCATGGCAGGAGTAAAAATTACCGACTTAGGAACATTGACCACAGCGGTTGATGCAGACTTATTATATATCGTAGATGTGAGCGACACATCGCAATCACCTGAAGGAACATCAAAGCAGATTGAACTTGGGAACATTCTAAGTAGCGGAACTTGGACACCGACATTTAGTACATTTGGTGGGGCTGTTATAGATGTTACTTCAAGTGCTGCATTTTATTCAAGAGTTGGCAATCTTGTAACTTGCTCAATATCTTTAAACATTGAGGTTGATTTTTCAAGCGATAATATTGGTAGTGTTCAATTTACTTTACCTTTTGCAACAACAACTGGTGGCCCTTCTGGTTCATTATCTTCAAGCAATATTACCAAGCAATTTAATGGTGCAGTAAGATCAGCAAGTACTACACAAGGGAGAATTGTAATGGGGTCAGAAGATACCTCACTTGTTACAGCATCAGGAACTTGCCACGCTATTTTCCAATATGAAATTAACTGACAACGGCATCCGACTCATACAGGAGTTTGAGGGCTTGCGGCTTACCAGTTACCTCTGCTCTGCAGGAGTGCCTACCATTGGCTACGGCGCAACATACTATGCAGATGGCAGCAAGGTGAAGCTCGGGCAGACCATAACCCGAGACCAAGCTGATCAGCTGCTTAAGGATCACCTTAAGGAGTTTGAGGGCAGCGTGCTTGGACTGCTAAATACAACCAAGGTAAACCAGAACCAGTTCGATGCCCTTGTAAGTTTCTGCTTTAACCTCGGCGCAGGCAACCTTGCTAAGTCGCAGCTGTTGAGGTTTGTAAAAGCCAACCCGAAAGATCCGAAGATTGCAGCTGAGTTCGCCAAGTGGAACAGGGCAGGCGGTGAGGTATCTCGTGGCCTTGTAAGAAGAAGGAAAAAAGAAGCAGAACTATATTTTGCAGCAGTTGTATAATAGATATTTGCTCAGGCATAAGACAGAGCCATTTGTGATGCTTGATGAAATGGATCTAACCTTCGAGCAGTTTGTTGAGAAATTAAAATCATCATACGTTTTTAATCACATGTGGGGAAATGACAACAAGAAAGAAAGTAAGTAAGCCAAGGCAAGTGCTTGATATTATCATCAAGCATTGGCGGCCAACAATTGGCAGTTTGGTTATTCTTAGTTCGGTCTTCGCTCTTATCTTCAAGCAGATCACAACAGAGACACTTGCAGCTATTGTGGCGGCAATGGTCGCAGCAGGATACATACCAAAAGCAAATGACAATGGATGACGGAAGAGACTCAACTTATACGACACTCGATGAAGGGTGCGTGGTGGGTATTGGCTGCAAAGTCCATACGCATCATCATGTAATTAAACTAGAGTCGCAGGTTGTGTATAAGTCAATGGAGAAATTCACTATCTTTGGCAAGCAATATTGCACTAATCAATGGGGGCAAACTTTCGAGATTGCTGCCGATGAGCCAGTGCCAGAGCCAAAGCCGATGCAACAATTCTACGCAAGCGATACAATTCAACCAAGCACATCTGCATTCTTGCTTGCTCCTAAGCCAGAGGCAAAAATAATCATTAAGCCTCGCACTGAGTTCACCGAGTATAAGCCGACAATGGATGCGCCAATCATGGGCATGCTGTTGACTTTTACAATTTACCTCACAGTGCAATGGGCATGGAGCTCGATGGGTGCATGGAATAACCTTTATAGCGAACTCTCTGCATGTCTTCGCTCTTCATCCTAGAACATTCAATCGACCTCTTCTATGTCGTAACTGATAGTGATGGGAAGATATACACCAACAACGAGCTCTTCAAGAACTATGTCAGCCATATCAAGCCGACAAAGATCACCGACATCATAAGCATTGAAGGTGACAAGCAAGATTTCATTGAGGCAATTGAAAGAGCTCGCAAGCATTCTCCTGAGCCTTCAAGAGTGTATGCTCGGACCAGGCAGAAGAACGCAAGCGATAGATATAATGTTTGGAATTGCTTTGCGATTGATGATACTCTACACTTTGTCGGGATTCAGATAGTCGATGTTACATCAATAAGCTCGCATGAGCATGAGCGGCAAAAGAACCTACTTGAGGAGTTTCGCTTTATGCTTTCTCATGAGCTCCGCCAACCACTTACCAACATAGCAGGCCTTGTGAATATGCTCATGCAGCATCAAGTCGCAAGCGATGTTGATCGCAAGGAACTGCTTGGCATGATTCATAGTTCAGTGAACAAGCTTGATGATGCAATCAAGGCACTTGTTAAGAAAGCAGCTCGGGAGTTATGACAGATCAGCAAGCGGATGAGAGACTGGTTAAGGTTGCCGCTTGGTATGTGATTGAGAGAGGCATGCCGGTATGCGTGGCACTGCAAATTCTGCAAGCAGAGCTCAAGGATAAAAGAGAATTTTGGGAGTCATCAAAACAACTTATTA